CTGCATCTGCCATTGTTTACTCCTATCTTTCGACTGCTGCTACAACGTAGTCAATAGTCATAGTTTGTGCTGAAGCCTCACCGTTTTGAATACCAAATGATACGGTTAGTTCCTCATCATCAGGTAGGTTTGTGATTGCAACACCAACTGGAGCAGCATTATCTATTGAGTAGAAAACTTTAGAGGCATCTGGGTCAATAAACCAAGTAGTTGTAATAAAAGTATCATCAGCCATAGTTGCTACATCTTCAGTAGTAGTAGCCGTATTATCTTTTTCAACTAAGAAATCTAGACCTGCATCTCCATCTGCTGAGATAAAAAATACACCGTCTGTTGTATCAAGTGGTGTTGTATCGGTAATACCAAGACCCATTACAAAGTCTGATTGGTCAACGTCATTCACTTTAAATCTAGCTGAAAAGTAAGCCTTCTTACTTGTGCTAAGTTTAAAACCTTCGCCTTTTAATTGTAAAAAGTCTAAGTCATTATCTCCAGCAGCATTAGTAAGCAATAAAGCTCCACCTGCTGATGAAGTTACAGCTTCAGATGCACTTCCTGTACCGGCTTCTGTAGTTGTAATCGTCCAATCGCCAGAGTTATATGTAAAAAAGTCATTGTGATACATATAAAACGTCTGATCTGACGGATATGGTGCAAACATAGGCTGGTTTTTCTTGTGCTCAGTAGCAACAGTGTTACCCGCCCATAGTATTAAGTTTTGAAAATGTGGATTAGCCATTATGAACTCCTGTAAATTGTATTAATGGAAACCTTGCGGCCCTCATCAAGCTAATTAATTTTATAACCTCTTAAATTCTATACCTTATTAATGACCTTAGCAACAAAAAAGGGAGCCGAAGCTCCCTTAGAAAATTGTAGTTGAGTAAGAAACGCTACAATAAATCGTTCCTATTAAGCACCTTGAGAACCGAATACGGCTCTAAAGTTTGAGTATCCGAATGAATATCTCTCTCTAGCTTTATATCTCATGTTACCGGTATCGAAATCACCTTCTAATGCAGTTTGCATTGGAGATCTTTCAAAATACTTAAAGCCGTCAGGACAGTCGGTTTTAATGAAATAAGCATCTGTATCTGTTAGATAGTTATTAACTACATAACCCTGTGGCAACATTCCCATGTTGTTTACAGCGTTGATGTCGTTATCTGAAGTACCAACTCTACCTGGAGAGTTAAGTAGTCTATCTGCAACAAATACCAACTGTGGTGGAACAATAAGTTTCATTCCCTGAAGCGCTATATTAAGACCTCTATCATCTGTAAATGTAGAAATACTAATAAGATTATCTTCAAGAGATGTCTCATTTAAGTCAGCCATAGTTGTAGCTCTGTTTGCTAGTGAGCCACCGCCGCCTAGTGGATGATCTGTTGCAATCAAAGTTTTACCATCACCACCAGTAACACTAAACGCATTGTTTAGTACCGCTGCTGCTTTGATTTGCTTTGTATTTGCCATAGATCTAGCTAGTGCTTTGGTATATCTTGCGCCAAGTCTGTCATAAAGATTATCCTCAATAGCCTCTTCTGTAAGAGCAAAAGCTAAAGCCACTGTCTCGTGGGTATAACGTGAAGTGTAGCCTTCGTTAGCGTTATCAAATCTGACTCCGCTACCTTCTGCTTTTACTTCAGCATTACCAAACCCTACGATTAGAGTTTCTTCTTCAAATGCTCTATCTGAAGATTCACTTTCGTAAATCTCTAAATGTTGAGCCTCGTAACGAGAATATTCCATACCGAATAAGGCGTTCAAACCAGGCTCTAATTCTTTCGCTAATTGCGCTCTATTTATTGCCATTTATTTATACTCCTGTTGGGTCGATATAGAAGTGCTCATTAAACTTGACTATTACATTCACGTTTGCTGAACCCGTTGTGCTGTTATCTGGATCTGTACTAAAGCCCATAATTCTAAAAGTCGCAGTAGTTGCGGCTGTTGTTCCTGATAATTCCATAGCTGACATACCAGTTTTGGTAGAGCCAGATGTATAGGATATATCAGCGTTCAAACCGACATCAGTTTGAGCTGGAGAACCTGCACTTTGAATCTCAAATACAGCGTGTGGGTCATCATGCACGAATGCAACAATATCAGACGAAACTGTGCCATCGGGGTAATGTGAGCTAAAAACAACTTCTCCTGAAGAGTTTGTAAACTTACAGCCTCTAAACACACCTAATGCTTCATCACCAGCAGCAGCTACTAAAATAGTACCAGCATTGGTCATTTTCACTAGGTCGCCTGAAAAAATGTTCCCGGATGCACCTGAAGCAATCTCGTATTCAGTTGTACCGTTAGAAGTAGGTCCTGAACCAAGTGCGCCAACAAGTCTTGCACCAAATGGGGCATTCTTATTTGCCATAATAAATCACCTATATATTTAAAATGTATATTTAGCGATCAACTTCGTTGACCACCGCCAAAAGTTACTTTGCTTTTTCTCTCTGGATTTAAAATCGGAGAGTTTGGGTCTGATTCTCTGAGAAGATCATTATCAACGGCTTCTTGCTGCGTTGATGCACGGTTTTGAAAGTAGGAGTTTCTCTCTTCCCGTGTTTCATTAGGAATCTTAGCCAATAGCAAACCACCAACTGATACTACACCTGCATGTTTACCGTTATCTATGGTAGGAAGTTCAAAATCAGGTAACTCTTCAGAACGCACTAGGTCGAAACCTTCACGCATTCTTGATGTTACATTCTTTTTATCTTCCGCACCTACGAGTTCGGCACGTATCCACCTGTAAGTATAACCTTCAGGCGCAGGAGGAGTGTCCAACATTGATGGTGGGCTCCAAGGTTTGCGAGCTTCATTACTAGCTCGAGTGTCGGCAGAACGAGAAGTTCTGTTTTGTTTGTCAGTATTATCTGTCATATTTATTACCTTTTAACATATTTTGCGTACTCTTTCAAAGGTACGTTTAATTTTTTTGCCATAGCTACTTCGCTAGGAGACAACTTAACTTGTTTCTTTCCAGCTTTTCCTACAGACCTATTAGCCGAAGCTACTTTTTGTTGAGGTTTTGGTTGCACCGCTACGTCATCAAATTTTTCAGGATGTTTAATCCTAATTCTTTTATCTACTTCAGCAAAATATTCATCAGAGCCTTCGATATATCCTTCACTTACAAGCTCTCTATCAATAACTTGAGCACTGTTATACATTTCTTCATCTTCCAAGAACCATCTATTGTTGCTAATCCAAGCCTCTGTAGTTGGATGAATACCCGGTTGCTGTGGTTGAAGTGGCTGTTGTGCTAGGTTTTGAGCTTGTTCTTGTTGTGCTTGAATTGCTTGTAAATTTTGCGTCACATTATTTTCTTGCACAGCTATTTGAGATAGCACCTCTTGGGCCTTAGCAACTTTATCAAAGTCAGAGCTTTCATGTGCTTGTTTTAAAGCTTCTATAGCTTGCGCTTTTTGTGCTGTAAGTCTGTTTTGTGATTCTGAGTATGTAGATTGTTGTAATGTTTGCGCTTGTTGTTGCAAAACTTGGTTTTGCCGTTGCATTTCTTGCGCATACTTAGCAGCATAATCTTGACCACGCTCTGCCTCTCGTAATTTACGAGTCAAAGTATTTATTCGTTTCTGAACTTTATCGCTGTAGTCTGTAAGTTCTTGTTCTTGTGTTTCAGCAGGTTCTTCCGTTTGTACTTCTTCAACCGTATCACTTGCTGCTAACTCTTCAGGTTTTTCACTAACCTCTTCTTCGAGCTCAACAATCTCGCCTTCTTCAATAACCTCTTCTTGTATTTCTTCTTGTTTTGTTGCTTCTTCCATATTTATCCTTAAATTGCAAGAATGTCATTAGGATCTAGTATAGTTGCTATCACCTCATCATCATTGATAATTCTACACTCTGATTCATCTCCGAGTTTGAAGCGTGCGCCAGCATACCTACCTATTAACACCCATTGTTTTTCCTGACACCAAGGCTCATCAAATCTTGATTTGTCGCTGTAGCAGTCAGGGCCCATTTTTACAACATAACCAACAACCGTAGCTAGTCTTTCTCTATCTACATGTGATTGCACTAATTGAATACCACCTTCTGTTACGCCTTTGCCAGCATAAGGAAGTATCAAAATACGCCAACCCGTAGGTTGTGGCATACGCTCTAAAATTGATTTGTCTAATAATGTTGGATCAAGAACACGTGCTTCTTGTGACACGTAAGGGATTTTTTGATTATCTTCTTCACCTAGGTTTTCACCAAAATTGCATTTCTCTTCCTGGAGAAATTCGTCTTGTTGTTTTGCAATTTTTTCAGCTTCGATTTCTTTAGCTATGTGCTCAGGTACCTGTATCTTCGATGTCATTTTGTATTACCCTTCCTAGCAGCTCTCTAAATATATTTTCTGCGTCGGCCAGAGAACTGTAGCGCCCCCGCAGATATTCATATTGCGCATGGTCTTTACACCCTGCGAGTAAAGTGTCCTTTACATCTTCCCTTCTAAGTTCCAGTTCTTTAAGATACTTTTTACTTAGCCAAGCTTCGGACATTAATAAACACCAGAAAACTTGCCACCAAATTCAGC